GTGGTGCTCCTGCGCCCATCGTTCCTGTCGTCGTTCCTCCTGTTCCTTTTGGTGCTGGCGGTCCTCTTCCGCCCCTCGCGTTTGCCGGCTTCCCTGGGTTCGTCCCTGGAGTCCATGGCCAAGCGGGTCCTGCACCACCATTCCCGCCCTTGCCGCCGGTCGTTGGCCTTCCCTTCGCAGTTCCAATCCCTGGCCACCTGCATGAGCGATGGTTCGAATGGTGCAAACTCCACGACAAATGCTACAATGTCGCAACTGCACTTTGGGCCAAGCGTGATCTCTGCAGCCGTAAAGAGACTGATCTCATCATCGGTCGCCTCACATCCACTCTTCACTCAGACAAGTACTCCGAATTGTACTACTGTTCACGCAATGAGCAAGGCTGGCCTACTGTCGACCAGGCCCCGTGCGGACGTGGTGGCGCCCTTCTTTCCGAAGGCACCATGGCCGCGCATCTCACTGAAGCCGCTCGGCGCAGCGTCTCTGCCGAACGAATGCTCATTGCACATAAGTCTGTCTCCACGCTTGAGGATCTTGACGACACCAAATTCTACTGGTGGAACGTCTTCCGAACCAGGAAGACCGTTTTCGAAATGCGCTTTTTGTCTCGCCGGTTTTCTCCACTCAAACGGCTTGAGATGTATGAAGCTCAGGAACCTCTCTCTTTGCATCACGATCCTCCGCGCCGCGAATGGCTTGCCAATCTCCTTCTCCTCTTCCTGTTCCACTTCGTGTGCAGGCCCGTTCTTGAGGAGATCGTCAAACGTGAACTTGGCACGGTCATTTGGCATCAGGCGGCACAGGGAATCGCGCGCATGTCCACCACCACTTTTCTTGCCTACTGGATGCCGGTTGAGCTTACCAATGCTCTCCTTGAACTCTCGGCATTCATCGTCTCTGTCCTCGTTCCGAGCTTCATTCTCTCGCTCATCGAGTCTCGACATGAGAAAGGCATCTACTACTTCGCCCATGTGTTCCTACGCACAGGAGCACACACTGCACTTGCTCACTCCAACTTCCTCGTCGCATGCTACATTCACATCCAGTACAACGTCTTGTGCTGGATGTTTGCACCTCGTTACCGACTCCTTGCCCAAGTCGTTGACGATTTCCTCGGTGCTCGTGTTTGTGCTGATGTTTGCCTTGCTGACCTTGGCAACATTGTCCTCCCGCCACAACAAGAGGACTGCAGCGTGCAATGGGGTGAGATGGTTTGTAAGGAGGGTTTCGGCACCCGTGCTCACTGGTTCTTTGCTCGCGTTGGTCAACTCCCATCCTACATCCCCACTGTCTTCCGTGGGTGTATGCACAATGAGATGGTGAGCATTTCTGGCCGCGTCCTCAAACATCTCCCAGCCCACGACATCCTCCCTGCCGTCGCCGCAACATGGCGTCTCCTTGAAGGCGTTGTTCTTCCCGTCTTCCGCCGTATGTTGCGTAGGGTCCCACGCTCTACAGCTCTTGCCCCCTGGCTCGCACGCTTTTCCCCGCGTGTTCGAAATGCCATTCTTGATGTTATGGCTCGACATCTTGGGCACCGCTGTTACAAAGACGTTGCTTCATCCTTTGTTAAGCGTGATATCACAATGCGTCTCTTCGACTTCCTTAACTTCAAGGATCCTCGTTGGATCCAGGGGTGTCCTAAGGAATTCACTGTCGACACAGGACGATGGACCCATGCACTTGCTAAGGATCTTCGCAAACGACTTATCCCCACCTTTCAACGCGAAACCAACTCCTACTCCACGTCGGACGTTCGTGCTGGGCGGCAGGTCGTTTACACCAGTGGCATGACTGCTGAGCAAATTGGCAATGCTTACGCTCGTGCCCTCTCTGCGATTGCGCGCATGTGTGACGTCGGCGAGAACATCGTCGTTATCGAGGATGACCAATCACGCTTTGACATGCACATCGGCATGGCTGCGTTTGGTTTCCTCGACAAAGTCTATGCTCACACGCTCCCCGCAAAGATCCGCAACCTCCTCAAGCGCAACTGGAACGTCGGTCGTTCTAAGCATGGGACACGCTACGGCGTCCGTGCCACTGTCACATCTGGCAAGACCGACACTTCCATTTCCACAACGTCCATCAACATCGCCATGAAAATCTACATTCATGGGCCTGGTGGCAAATGGATCACTATTGTTTGTGGCGACGATAGTGTCACGATCACCACTGATCGTGAGTTGGCTCGCCTTGGCGGTCGCGCTGGTCTCATTCAGGCCTACGCCGCCCTGGGTATGGAAGTTGAGGTCATCATTCGTGAAGACCCACTTGAAGCAGAGTTCTGCTCACAGAGATTCTACCGTGCTGGTGGGAGCTTTGTTCTCATGCCCAAAATTGGTAAACTACTCGCTAAGCTCTCATGCGATTTAGTTGACAGGAGCCCAGTGAACCAAAAGGCTTGGTTAAGGGGCATTTCTGAGAGTCTGCTCGTGTACGGCAAGGTCGATCCTCTGTGCGCGGCTTTTGGTGAAGCCATCTCCCGATCCGTCGGAGTTGGTAAAGTTGTACGTGGTGAACGTAATGACTATGCTGTCAAGCTTTCTGGACGAATCAGTCCAAAGCTACATGACGTATACGAGCATTACCTTATCCACTATCGGCTTAGCACCAGTGAGGTTGATGAGGCCATTGCGTCGCTTCGCTCTTTCACCCTCGGAGGCACTATCATTTCGCCTGTTGTTTGCGAAATGATCGAACGTGACCTCTAAAACCCTTTTTGCCACGCGCCCTCACCAGGCGCGTTACAAATCCAGGTTCCTCTTCGTTCAAGTTTTGAACGGTCACATTGGCGCCATCCTCTGTGTCACCTTTGGCAGTCCCTTGCTGCGTGCTTGGGCCACTCATTATCTCCAGTTGAGTGTGAGCTTTTGCTCAACCTTTACGGCGGCCGCGTCATGATCTGAACTGCGCTTCGGGCAACCATGCTGTCGCCGCCGTGAGGGGTTTCCTGGGGGGCTTTATACCCCAGATGTCTTTCCAATTTCTC